AGACAAGCCCTGTGAATCAGGGTTCATGGATCTTGTCATTGCACCTGATCTATCACCTGCCATTTTAGCAATACCACCGCCTGCTGCCATGAAATCTTCGTTCATAGCAATGTCTCTTTGTTTTGCACGAATTGCTTTATCTGCATTTATTAAATCATTTATTCTTTGTTGTTCTGCAAATGCAGTGCTAGCAGATTCTGAAGGAGGTCCTCCAACAAATTGATTATACAAAGGTTCGTATTCTTCGTATTGTTTTTCAAAAGTTTTTGCTCCTTTAGATGGATCACCTCTTCCTCCTTTACCTATATTTTTTAAAGCAAGAGGTAGAGAATTATTTAACTCTAAAAACCTATTTACATCTTTTATTTTTTGTTGCTCTAATGGTGACATACCTTCTCTAGTTGCGTACTCTGCAAACTCTTCTTCTGCACTTTGACCAACACCAGGAATTAATCCTAGTATACTATCTCCTAATAATCTTTTACCACTTTCACCTCTTGCATAACCAGGAACAGCCATTCCAACTTCAAACACAGCTTCTGCACCTAAACCTAGTGGACCTAAAACTTTTGCTAAAGCTCTACCAGTTCCAAACCTTGCAACCTTAGATGCTTTGTTTGCAATTCTAGTTGCTTCAGTGCCTTTGATTGCACCTTGTTTAACAGCATTAGTTTGTTTTAACATGTTATCCATAGCTTCGCTAATATCGCATGAACCAGGAGGACCACCTACTTTGTTACCAGGACAGAATTGAAGTTTTATTTGTTTTTCTAGTTGAGGTGTTAAAAATTTTTTAGCAGTTTCCATTTTTGCTTTACCTTCTTGTAAAGCTAATGGTCTAGCTCCAGTTTGAATAACAAAATTTTTATTTTTAGCTAGGTCTAAAATATTTTTTTGTGCTTCTTCGGAAAAACTACTTAGGTTTCTAATATACTTACTAGGATTTTTTATATCATCTCCAGTTACTGTAGACCTTATTAATGGAACATCTATTTTAGTTTCTTTCATAAATTTTCTAGCTGATGCATTATAAGCTTTTATTTCTTTAGGAGTAGCAGTTCCATCATAAACTTTATTAATTATCTCATTAAAAGGTTTATCAATTTCAGCAGCTTTTCTTTGATTTAATTTTGTAGGCAAAATTTGTGTTGCTTCTGTATAACCAGGTAATTTATCATAACTTGCTGTCAAACCAACAGCCTCATCTATAACAGATCCTGCGATATCTGAATCTGCTATTACTTCGCTAAGCATTCTTCTTAAACTCATCGAGCTACCTTTTTTAAAATTTAAAAGATTATCTCTAATATTAAATTTTAGTTCTCTAACAGCACCATCTTGAAAACCAAATGTGCTTGATCTATCTTCTATGCTATCTAATATCTCAAAAGCTTTATCTGCTGAAGGGTATTTAAAGTCAGGTATTTTTACACCAGATCGAGTTCCTGTTTTTAAAACATCTAAATATTTTAAAACATCTGCTTGAGTGTCTTTCATAGCTCTAACAGAATTGGAGGCACCCTTACCATACAAACGTTCTGCTAATTCTTCTATTCCTACATCTGGGTCTAACATAAACTCTTTATTTAAAAGTTTGACTGCATCAAAAGTAGATTCTATTTTAGCTTTTGCTGAGCCAGCTGTTGCTTTTGTTTGTCTAAAAGATTTACCATCTATAGTACTAAGATTATTTACTTTATCTTCTCCTATTAAATTTCTAAAATCTATTGCATCAAATATTTTTTGGTTAACGTTTGTAACTTTTTTTCCTTTTAAATATTTTACAACGTCTCTTGCTAATAAGTCTAATCCTGATTTAGCACCGCCAGCTTTACTTGTTTTACCAAACCATTTATTGGGAGTTAAATCTTTTTCATTTATAAGATTTAAAAGTTGTTGTAAGTTATTGGCACCTTTTTTAGTTAATCCTGTAACTGTTGCATCAAACTTCTTTTTTCCAAAATTAAAACTGTATGGTTTAGTAGATGTTCTTGCTTTTCTTACTTCATATTTTTGTGTAGTAGTTAAATTATTATATTTTTTAATACCAAAATCTTTAATACGTTTTTGCACATCTTCTGGATAATCTTTAATACCCTTATATCCGGGCCGTGATCCGTCGTTACTGGGTTGTACTAACATACCGCCATTCTCATACCCTGCACGTCCGCCATCAGCCATACCAAATAACTTTTGAAAATTTGATACTGCTGATGCTTGAGCTTCTTCAGCAGTCATGTCTAATGTTATATCTTTAACTATAATTTGAAGTTGATCTTCTGTTACACTACCTGGCGCATAAGGTTTCATACTTTCGACAATTTCTTGTTTTAATTTTTGTAGTGGAGAACCTCCACCATCAAACTGCATTCTTTCATTGAACATGGGCCGTGATTCTTGGACCGTGGCGCTTGGGCCATCGTCATCATATACTGCGCTTAGGTCTTTTATTCTTTTAAAGAGATCCATTTACTCTCCTAACATTCGAGCGATACCACCACCTGCTTTTTTAATTGATGGAGCGTCCATAACTTCTTCCATAACTTCTTTAACTCTAATACCTTCAGAGTAATCAGGGTCATTAAAGTTATCTTTGTAAATTCTAGATATACTTTCTGTAACTTCATCATATTCATCGGGAGTTCTAATAGGTTTACCATCAGGTCCTTTTACAACCTCACCCTTTCTAAGCTCCATAATTTCTATATCATTAATCATGTCATCACGTTCCATGTTGACTTTTTTAATTTGTATATCGCCTGTTACCACGTCTTCTTCTAATATATAATCTGCTGTACCATCTTTAGACTTTAAAGATTTAGCAATAGTTCTGTCATTAGTAGGAGTTGTATCACTACCAAGTTTTTTAATTTTTTCTGCAAGCTTAAAGAAATATGGAGGAGGTGTAGTTGTTGATTGTTGTACAACTTCTTTTGCAACTTGTTTAGCTGGTTCTTTACCAGCAAATTTTAAGATACCTGTTTTAGCTGCACCAATACCTGCACCTAGTCCTGCTAGCATTTTTAAAAATCCTCTACGACCCATGCCACCCCCTAAAAAATTTGCTCTTGCTATTCCACCTGCTGCAAAGTCTTCTGGATCAGGGTCATATAAATTATCAGGATCTCTTTGAAAAATATGGTCTTCTGTATCTTGTAATATTTTTTTAGATTGTTCTTGTGTTAAATTTTTGTATTTACCTTTTCTACCTATTACAGAGTTTGCTTCTTTCATAGCAGTAATAGGTTCCATAGATTTTATATTTTTAATAATGCTGTCTACATCTGATGTAAGTCTTTTATTGGCTGCTTGAAACATTTCTCTGTCTTGAACTTTTTTATTTTTCTTCATGTTACGTGCACCTTTACTGACTTGACCAGACTCCATTAAATCTTCTACAGACTTACCACCCATGATTCCTTTACGTGTATCAATTTTTTTCCCAGTCATGTCAACAACCTCACCTTTTTTACCAAAAAGTTGTTCTGTAATTTTTCTACCTTCTGGACTATCTGCAGGTATTACTCTTGGTGGTTTTGGTTTGTTCATTTGAACAATCATTTTTAATTGTTCAGGAGATAGTGTATCTAAATCAACACCTTGTTGCATAGCATCACTGACATATT